ACCTCTACCAAGGCGTATGTGGCCAACCACATACCAAAAACGATTGATACAAATTTTGCGATATTAGGCAAATATTGTCTCATCTATTTTTCCCTCCTTTAAGGTTGTAGTTTTATATAACATTCTAAATTTCAAGAAAAACTCCACTATAACTCATTAACTAAGTAGATTATAGCATCTTTTTTGGTAAAAATCAAGTTATATATAGTTTTTTTGGCTTAATTTTTTATCAATTAACTAGAAACTGCCTGCAATTGATCCTGTGCGTTTGCCGAAATGTTATCTGGTATTCCGGCTGATTGTTGAACTGATTTTGTTTTTCCTTCGGACAAACTTGCTAAAACTGCATCACCATATCTATTACTTGAATCGGCAATATTTGTAAAAATTTCTTCGTAACCTAATTGTTGAGAATCTTTACCAAAATTTGGTAATTGTTTTGCCATATTAATAACCATGGTGCTTCCGTTAATAACCAATGGTGATAATAAATCAATACCTGCTAAAGGTCTTAAAGTTTCTTCTCTAGTTAATTGATCTAAAATTAAATTTACAGAAACATTAGCAGATGTAGCTGCAACGTCGGTAGAATTATTCAATGTTGAAATAATGTTATTCAATGTTGTTAACGTTCCGGAATATCCGCCAGGAGTTTTGTCTTGACTGTATATAGACTGTAATTCATTTTTTAATGATGTAAGATTAATTTTTTGTTGAGCAATTATCATAGTGTCATAATTTTTAGTTATATTGACACCTCCAACAGACCCTAGTATATCTTTCATAATTGGATTCCCAATTGGGCCTGTTCCTAATTTTCCTGAACTATCTCTACCAATCTTGGAACTAATAGCTGTTATATCGCTTTGTGGTAAAGGCGTCTCTGTGGCTTCTAAATTAGTAAGATTATTTGTGGCTGTGGTTTTTCGTAATACTTCTGATAATTCATTACCATTGCGATAAGTACCACCAATTTTACCAAGAGAATTAGCAAGTTCTTGCATAGAACCTGAAGGTGTTAAATACCTTGATAATGCTCCGGAAAACATTTTTCTAGAATCAAAAAAATCTGCTAGTGTAGTAATATTGCTTTGTGAAGGTAATACTACTCCAGTTTGATTTTTAATTGTATTAATTATTTCGCCGGATACTTGTGACATCGCCTTTAACACAATCGCTTCATCTGTGTCATTAAGTCTTGATTCAGATAATCCAGCTATTCCTTGATTTTGTAAATTTAAAATAAAACCACTAGGTGTAAATGCTGTTAGTAAATTTGTAAAATCGTACAAAGTACCAAAACTAACTATTGCATCTGCTAAATCATTCAATCCTGTTTGTATTCCGCCTGGGTATGATTTTAATCCTTGAAAACGACCAGTTATGCCACCACTGGTAATATCGCTATAACTTTTGTTTTGTAATCCTAAATCGGCAAATTCTTTACCTTCATATTTGTTAATGGCTCCGTGCCAAGGTAATACAGTACTGCAAAAACTAGAGGCCTGACTTAAAAATGTAGCAAAGTTTTTTATTCCCGAAACTCCATTACCTAAAATTAAATTAGCAGATGTTCCTGCTACATTAGATATTTTAACATTTGCATGACGACCGCTAATCCATTTAGGCATAGTGTTTATTGAATTATACAAACCACTAACATTTGATACCGTATTACTAGTTCCTGCAAACATATTATTAATAATAGTAACTACTGGTAATTGGTCAAAAGTAGCAAATTTTTGAAACATACTGGGGCTAGGTTTAATACCTTGCCCATTTAGTAATCCTGTCAATGCTATAGTCTGTGCGGAACTTACGGTGCTCATTATGACCCCGCTACAACGTCATCACTACCAACAACAATACTATGTCCACAGGTATTACCACTGCCAACCCATGCAACTAATATACCATCAGCAAATACTGTTCCACTACCATCAGTTACACTAGGTGCAGCATGCGGCGGGTGTGGTATACCGTAAGGAGAATGCGCCGTAATTGTATCTCCAACTAAACCTACTAATTTTCCATTCACAAATACTGTAGAGGCGCCTGATATAATTGCCCCACCTTCTTCATTGACATCACCATCTCTAGCTATGCTTGGCATTAAGTAATTATTCCACCTTTTGTAACTGTTTGTATACCTGTTGTTGTTTGTATGTAATGATTAACAATTTGATCAACTGTAGGTGCCATCATCATTATGTGCGTTTTGTTAATATTTATATTGTGCTTTGTATCAGCTGATACCAATGCTTGTATTAGTACCATTCCTTGAGCACTAGGCACAACTACACATGGACGTTCTAAAACGTATTCAGAACCGGTGATTTCGGCAATTTTAGCCACAATTTCGTCGCCGTTTGCCAATTTAAAAGATACAACATCGCCTACTTCACAACTAGACTTTGATACTAACATTCTTTAACCTCGTAATTGAATAAAAAAATCTTCTGACTGTTTTGCTAACCCTTGATAACCACCTTCAACTAATAGTTTGTTATCTTGATAAATTTGTGGAACGGTACGATGTTTTTCAGATAATAAAAATTCTCTAGCAACACTATCTTCATCAATTTTTACTTCTTGATATTTTACTCCTTTTTGTTCCAATAGATATTTTGCCTTTTCGCAAAATGGGCAATTATTTTTTGAATATACTGTTACCATTATAAACTAAATCCTTTAAATGTATTGTTATCAACATCTTGTTTTGTGCCGCCAATCACATAACTGCTAATTTCAGTTTCCTGCGGTGCCACTTGTACCTCTGCACCGGCAATCCATTTTTGTGTCCACGGTAATGGGTTTGATCCTGGTTTTATTCCGCAGTCAAGACCTACTGCTGTCATGCGTTTACAGGTTAACCAATCTACATAATGACTTAGTAGTTGTTCGTTAAGACCAATCATTGATCCGTCCTTAAACAGATAATGTGCCCAGGCTTTTTCTTGTGCTGCCGCTGCTAAAAACATTGATTCACATTCTGGGCGAGTTTCATGTTTAATATGAACATAATCAGGATCATCCTGTGGTAGCAATTTGAGAAGGGTTTGCGTAGACCCTAAATGTACGTTTTCGTCTCGCGCAATTAATTTAATGATTTTTGCATTACCTTCCATTTTCTTTAGTTCAGCAAACGCCCACGAACATGCAAAACTCACATAGAACCTAATTCCTTCTAGTGCGTTAACTGAATTAAGGCAAAGCCATAATTTCTTTTTCAAATCATAACGATCAAGAGTAATTGTTTGATCATTTACAGTATGGATGCCATAACCTAACAAATTATAATATTGTACATGGGTAATCAAATCATCGTAATATTTTGAAATATCTTTAGCACAGTTAACAATCTCTTCAATATCTGTTAGTTCATCAAACACTATACTAGGGTCAGAATAAACATTGCGAATAATGTGAGTGTAACTGCGACTATGAATAGTCTCATTAAACGCCCAGGTTTGAATCCAAGTTTCCAACTCAGGAATAGTAGCAATGGGCAAGAAAGCAAGGTTAGGACTACGGCCTTGAACACTATCAAGAAGTATTTGTCGCTTAAGATTGCTAGTAAAAATGTGTTGTTCATGTTCTGTGAGTTCTTTGAAATCTTTTGCATCTCTAAGTACATCAACTTCTTCAGGACGCCAGAAGAAGCCTAACTGTTTGTCTGTAAGTTTATCAAACTGTCTGTACTTGAGTGTGTCATATCGTTGAATTGGTTGTGCGCCTGAATCATCTAAAAAGGCTAATGCTTCTGTATGTTTGTTCTTGTTATTAATATTAAACACGCTCATTAAAACTGATCCTTTTCTGTGCTATGTGCCATTGCTGCGGTTGACTTTGCGCCCACTGCTTCACTAATTAAATCAAAATAACCAACACCTACTTCTCTTTGATGTTTGACAGTAGTGAATCCTCGATCCTGTGCTGCGAACTCGCGTTCTTGCATTTCACTATATCCAGCCATACCTCTCTGCTTGTATGATTCAGCTAATTCAAATGTGGCAAGATTATTGCAGTGGAATCCGGCAAGAGTAATGAACTGAAATTTATATCCTAGTTTACCTAATTCTTGTTGAAAAGTCAAACATTCAGACTCACTGAGATATTTTCTCCAGTTGAAACTTGGAGAGCAATTATATGCCAACATTTGGTCAGGATAGACCGCATGGATTGCTTCTGCAAATCTAGTCGCTTGCTGAATATCAGGAGTTGATGTTTCAAACCAAAGAAGGTCAGCGTAAGGAGCATAAGCCAACCCACGAGCGATACAAGCCTCAATACCATTCTTAAACTTAAAGAATCCTTCTTCTGTTCTCTCGCGGATAATAAAATCACTATCAAGAGGGTCGTGATCCGACGTAATAAGTGTCGCCGCCTCTGCATCTGTCCTCGCCATAATAACTGTGTCTACGCCGGCCACATCGGCTGCTAATCTTGCTGCATTTAGTGTACGTATCATTTGACTAGTTGGCACTAATACCTTGCCGCCTAGGTGACCACATTTCTTTTCTGAAGCAAGTTGATCTTCAAAATGTACGCCTGCAGCACCTGCCTCAATCATATGTGTCATTAATTCATATGCATTTAATGCTCCACCAAAGCCTGCCTCTGCATCAGCGACAATAGGTAGAAAATAATCTACATCAGTTCGACCTTCAGCAAAGTCAATTTGATCTGCACGACGAAAAGCATTATTGATTCCTCTAACTACCTTTGGCACACTATCTACAGGATACAGGCTTTGATCTGGATAAGTTGTGTTGGCTGTATTGTTCGCTGCTGCCACTTGCCATCCACTCAAATAAATTGCCTTTAATCCAGCTTTGGCATGTTGCACAGCTTGTTGACCATTGTATGCACCTAGTGTGTTAATGTATGGTTCATTGGCTAATAGGGTTCGCAACTTGTCGGCGCCTAATCTTGCCAACACATGATCTATTCTAATAGATCCCTGTAATCGTCTTACAGTATCAAACGTGTAATTTCTTTTTTTCATAAATCTCCTAGATTACGCAACTGTCACAGTTTTCTTGATCTTGATACTGTTCTTGTTCTACGGGCTTATATTCCATTAATTTATCTACATTGATTTCGCCCTGTCCGTCAAATGTATTAAAATAATAAAGCTGTTTTAAGCCATATTTGTAACAAAGTAATAGATGTTGTAACATCTCAGACATTGGTATCTTTTCATCATCATAGTATTGCGGATTGTAAGAAGTATTTACTGAAATACCTTGGTCGATGTATTTTTGTAACACAGCACATAATTTTAAATACCCCTCAGGAGTAATTTGATCCCATAACAACTCGTACCGATTCTTCAATTTTTTATATTCAGGCACGACCTGTCTCAATGCTCCATGTTTACTTTGTTTTACTGATACATAAGAGCGTGGTGGTTCAATACCGTTAGTAGCATTGCTTATCTGTGCTGAAGTTTCTGCAGGCATCAAGGCCATTAGTGTAGCATTGCGCTGACCAGTTCTTTGTATTTGTTCACGTAATGATCCCCATGGCATACGTTCTATGTATGGAACTAATTCATCTACATCTCGTTTTCTAGTATCAATAGGTAACACACCTTTTGCACTTTTTAGATCTTGCCAGCGAGTGCAAGGGCCTTGTTCTTCGGCGAGATCTGCAGAAGCCTTGATCAAATAATATGACCAAGCTTCTGCATACTCATCAACTAACGCAAGTGCGCTAGAATCACTATAACCTACATCATTTTTAGCTAAGAAGTATGCAAAATTGATAATACCAATACCTAATGGACGAAACTCTTCTGTAGCTAAACGTGCTGCTAAGATTGGATAGTTTTGATATGACAGTAATGCATCCAATCCTCTTACCGCCAACCTGCACATCTTCTCGAAGTCATGTGGGCTTTTTACATTGCCCCAATTGATCGCTGATAAAGTACACAGGGCGATCCTACCATCCTCGTCGTTGACATCTTTTAACGGCACAGTTGGCAAATCTATTTCAGCGCAAAG